CTGTGAGTTGGATATCAAAGATGTCTCCCGTCTCAAGAAGTTCTGATTGTGAAGATGTAATGTTTACCGTGAAACTTCCTTCTGTGTCCTGAAACTCAACTGGCTGAGGGGATAGAGAAACAATAAGCACTCCATTACGACGAATGTCCATATCTACTTCCCAGTCATCAAGAAGTAGTGGCTCTCTTGCATCGTTGGTTACATAAACACGAAATGCTGCAGAATCTCCACGAACAACAGTCCAACGAATTTCTGGAGGTGCTGCACCTAATGCATAAGAGTCTGTGGGTTGATTTCTGAAAGTAGCCATAATGTTATTATATCACGACAACCCGTCTTTAAGGGCTCCCCAGGTACCGTTGCCTTTTGTTTGAACAATTAGCATTCCACCTTCAGCAAGCGTTGCCTGAATAGCAACAACTGCAATGTATCTTGCTGGTCCAGTTGCTGGACGACCTGCAACAAGAGTTCCAGTATTGTCTACATAAACCTTTGTTCCAGCAGAACCTAAACCTGTTGTATTCATTTGAATAACTCCAGAAACAATAACCAAACCATTAGAATTATTTGGAATATTATTTTTTACTAAACCCAAAATTGGAACATCTGGATTATGAGATACACTTGACGGATCATATTTTTGAATTAATGATTTTCCAGAAAGACTACCACTAATAAATACTGGAATACCCTGGGAAATTGCTGTGCCTGTAGTATTTCTAACATCAATATATGCTGCTCCATATCCCAGGGGAGGAAGAATATTATTCAAAGCATCAACTAATACTTTAAAGTCTCCGTGTACATTAACGGGATCTGAAGCAATAGGGTATGAAAGTGAGGTAGGATAGTTAGATGCGTATTGTGGCATAATCTTTATTATACCACCCTATCAAGTTGACTTTTGACATAATTTTGTGTTATACTTGGTAGTAACACCTACCAAGGTGTTATTGTTTTCTAAGGAGGAAACTATGATTAAATTTATCGAAAGAAACAAAGAGATCATTAGCATACTCAGCATACTGACTTTAGTAGCGACTTTGTCAAACGCTGCTAATGCTGAAACACAAATAGGTGACAAAAATAATTTGAGTATAGAACAGGCTCAGGAGCAAGGAAACGCCTCGAAAGAGGTTTTTTTGGTTTCTAAAGCAAAAAAACTAGAGAGTTTTGAAAATAAAGTTTCTCTGACTGATACCGAATTAAAGCAACTGCTTTCCCTTGTAGGGTTTAAAGGGCAAGATCTTGTGGTGGCTTGGGCCATTGCCAAGAAAGAATCTAATGGTAGGCCTTTGGCATTTAATGGCAACCATAAGACTGGGGACTCCTCTTATGGGATGTTCCAAATTAATATGATTGACTCTTTAGGTCCAGACCGTAGGGATAAGTTTGACTTGGACTCTAATGCTGAATTATTCAATCCCGTCAAAAATGCTGAAATTGCATACTATATGTCTAACGGCGGAGAAGACTGGTCGTCATGGAAGGGTATTACCCCAAAGACCAAAATGTGGATGAAAAAATTTCCACATTAATAAATAAATTTATCGCCTTTTAAGGGTTTTTTAAATTTAAGATAAACCTTCAGAATATGTCTTTTTATTTTGAAGGTTTTTTCTTTTATTTTAATTATCATACTTCTTCTTAAAATTGTCAAAAAAAATGTTTGCTACTCCATCAGAATACTGAAGGCCAGGGTGATCTCCATCTCGACCAATTTTATAAAATGGATCATCTGACTCATGTTTGTTTTTTGCGTTCATAAAAACATCTACATCCTCTAAAAACACAAAATTTTTAAATTTTAACTTTGAATAGACTTTAGTATCATTGCCACTCCATGTTGACCAGACAAGTTTAATTCCAAGGGCTTCGCAATATTCTTCTAAAAATGTTATAGACTTTAAGCAATCTAGCCTTCCTAATTCTGAATGATATTTATCAAACTTGTAGTCTACGATAAACCCATTATCTACAAAATCAACTTTTCTTACTGCATCTGGAAATAAACAAAAAATAACTTCTGGCTTACCAAACTCTTTACAATATAACAATATGTTATAAATAATGTTGGAAGTTATACCATTCATAAAGGATAAAGCAAAATAATTATCTAATTTTGCAATATCTTTTATTTTTTCATATAATTTACCTGACCAATTTTGTTTATATGGTAAAGATTCTCCAAAAGTAAAAGAGCACCCAGCAAATAAAACATGTAAACCTTCGTGAGTTTTTACAAAGTCATCAGATCGATGGCCAAAGTTGTTTAACCTATAATCCATGTTTTGCACACCAGGGTCTTCGTTGTGCCTGCTTTCAAACACGGTTTCTCCCCAAGTTTTTTTATATACCCCATAGGGCTTCATATCATGGAATGATGGTAATATTGTTTGTGTGAAAAAATCAAACATTTTGTCCTTTATACACAACAAGTATAATGCTATCTTGAAAATTTGAAACGCTGTTCATATTCCAAACCTTAAATGTCAAGCCTTCTAACTCTTTTACTATTTTGCTAAGATGTTGTGTGTCTGGAACGTCTTCCATAAAAAACTTTCCACCAGGCTTTAGTTTTGGATAATACAGTTTAAATGCGTTTATCTGTTCTTCTGCGTGATGCATTGAGTCATTTATGATATAGTCAAAATATTCATTTGAAAATTCTTGATATATGTCTTCATATTTTCCCCAATGCATAATTCCAGGTATAGAAATATTTTTATCCCAGACTGTAGACTCAATACCGTGTATTTCTGAATTATTGAAGTATTCTTTCCAAAGCCTTAATGATCCCCCAGTGTATACACCAAGTTCTAGCATTTTAATGTTTTCTACAACATTGAACTCTTCTTGGTATACAGGCAAGTAGTTATGAGAAGTGTCTTTGTCTGTTGGATAGTTTAACTGCATAGAAAGATTTTTTAAATTTTTCACAACTATATTGACATCCACTCAGGATTATTTAGAGTCCAATTAACTGTTGTTTCTAAAGACTTTTCTATTGTTATTGGAGGAACCCATCCAATATTTTTCATTTTGTTTCCATCTAAAGCATATCGCAAATCATGTCCTGGTCTTGATGAATGAAAATCAACAATTTCATAGTTTAATTTTTTGCCCATAATTTCTGATATCATTTGAGCCATTTGAAGATTATTTAATTCTTTTTCTCCAACAATATTAAATTTTTCTGGCCTATCTGATTCACCATACACTGGAAAATCTTGATTTAAAATATGGAGCAAGCCGTCTGCTTTATTTCTAGCATGTAAATAGAACCGACTTCCAATCTCTCCATCTTTTGAACCATGAATTGGGACAACTTCTCCATTATGTATTTTTTTCATCACCATTGGAACAAATTTTTCAGTGTCTTGCATTTCTCCAATAATATTCATTGTGTTTGTTATTACAAGTGGTATTCCGTATGTTCTCCAGTATGAAAATGCTATTGACTCTTGTGCTGACTTTGATGCAGAATATGGGTTGCTTGGATAATGCAAATCAAACCACTCCTTATGGAAATGTCCAGGTTTTGCTGGGCCATAAACTTCATCTGTTGAAATTTGTATAAATTTTTCAATGTTTGATTCCCTTGCCCAATCCAGAATATTACATATTAAAGAAACGTTATTAACTATAAAAGGTCCTGGTTCCTGGATACTTCTGTCAACATGGGACTCGCTTGCTGCATTAATTACAAAATCAATTTTGCCAAACTCTCTAGATGTTAAAGAAGATATTGGAGAAGTTAGGTCACATGTTATTACTTTAGTTCTTTTAAAATTTTCATCTAACCCCTTAACAGAGATGCGAATTCTGTCTTGTAATCCTTTGTGTCTAAATGTTGTTGGACATACTATTTCCCAGTCTGTATTAATTAATAAATGTCTTAATACATGGCTTCCAACAAATCCTGATGCTCCTGTTAAAAGAACTCTTTTCATTGTGCGCCCCCTAATCGTTTTGGAAGAAATTTACTAGAATTTCCAGTAAAATAATGATGTACTGCGTGTGTATCTTTTTTATCTTCAACATGTAACAAAATATCATTTTTGCTAAAGTATGCGTGTAGGTTTCTTTGATAAAAATAATCAAATGCTGCATACTGAATTATTACCCAGTTTAAATGCTGATGATTTTTTTCTGAAAGTATTGACAAATATTTATCTAAAGAATAATTAATATATTTTTTTATAGATGCCAAACATAAATCTTTGTGCTTTAAGATATTTTTACTTACAAGAGTTATTCCATCATTCATTCCAGGATATATTTTTAATGCTTTCATGAGATCATCGCAAGTGTCTTCTCTAGTCCAAATAAATTCAGAGTTTCCATATTTTGCAAAGATTTCTTCTGGATCTCTAAAAAATTGAGTGTCTGTATCCATATAAAGAATATTATCAAACCCAAAATCTTCTAAACCTTTAAAAGCATTAATCCATCTATGCTCAATTACTTTTGCAAAACCTCCCTTTAGAAATGTGTCATACCAATCTGAACTTATATCATTTTTAAAAGGAATAAATTCTGTTTTTGCATCTACTGGGAAATACTCAGTATGATTACTAGGCAAGCCATCTTTGCAAGAATAGTAGATCTTAACATCTATGTCTTTGTTTACTTTTCTCAAACTTTCTAAACAATAAGAAAGTTGTTTATATAAGTAATGACTCTCCATTTTGTCGTTTTCATTAATGCAAATAGAAAATATTATTCCATTATTCATCTTGCTTCCCATTCTTCTTCTGTTATTTGCCCTCTAACTACCTGTATATATTCTGATCCTTTAGTAAAATACCAATGATCTGGCTCTGCAAAATGAAAAAAGATCATAGCAACGTGGTTTGTTTCTGGGTTAGGAAACTTTTCTCTCCAATGCCATTGATCATTTCCGTAATACCCTAGTGCTTGGTTAGGATAAAGAGTGTAGGGCTTGTCGTCAACAAAAAGGTCCCATGGCTCTACCTGATATACGCACATATCAAGAGTATAAGTACATGCGTTGTCATCTTTATGTTTATACAGGCTTGGCTCAGGATTTTGTCCTTCATAGTGTGCAAATAAAATATATGTAGGTAGCAAATATTTGCTATTGAAAACTTCTCTTGCTTTTGGTACCAACTTGTCTGCTAACTCTTTTAGGATTGGCAAACTTCCACCTGAAATGCAATACCTGCTAAATCCTTCAGAATATTCAAAACTTTTAGGATTTTTTAAGGAAACCAAAAGCCTGTCATAATCTTCTTTGCTTAATACATTATTAATCAGTATTGGTTCTGTCATCTTAGCCAACTAACTACTGCATATCGTTCTCCATCAATTACTGGAGAAACTGAATGGTTGTAAACGTATGTAGATGGAAAAATAATCATTTGATTTGCTTTTGGCTTAAACGTAATTCCAAAACGAGGAAAATTTATTTCTCCACCTAAATAGTTATCATTTAAATAATATATAGTTGACATTCTTCTATGAAAATCTGGATGATCATCTATATGATTAGTAAAAAATTGATCTTTCCCATATTTTAAAATTCCATACTGATCATGCCATTCTGCTTTAATTCCATATGTTGCCATGTAGTCTTTTTCAATTGGATCAAAACTTTTAAAAAATAAATTGTTTAAATTTGCATGGAACTCTTCAAAAAAGGTTTGAGAAATTGAATCTTCTATCTTTCCAATATAAGGAATACCAATTGTAGAGGTATTTCTTGTCATGGTATTAACTGTGTTTTGTTCTTCTCCCTCTGTTACCCTTGCACTTTGCCATTGTATCCTTGCAGAAATCATACCTTCCTCAATATCACTATATAGGTTATCGCTATCAATAATTACATCGCTATAAACTACAATTCCTGGGGCTATTTCTTTTTTTATCATTTTACCATTTTCCTAAAGGGCATGTTGCTAACTGCAACCTTGTTTTTGCTGACATAAAGCAGCCACATTTTTTGCACTGCTTTGTTAATTTTATTAACTCTGGACAAGCCTTGCATATTGAATACCTTTCTTCTGAAAGTTCTTTTTCTGCCAATTGAGCATTGGGATTAATCATATCCGTTGGGCCTACCAAAGAATTTTTATTGTTTTCAATAATTTCTTTTATTTTGTCTATATTTTTTGCCATACTACGATTATACACTATATGGATAAGAGAAAATCTGATGTTATAAAATATTAATTAATTTCAAGATCTGAAATTATCTCTGCAGAGTTATCAACATCATACTCTTCAATATCATCCTTTAGTCGGTAGTCAGAACCCCATCTTGGTGTGAAGTATGGTGAGTATGACTCACTTGGAGTAGGCGCTGAAGGTGTAGGCACACTTGGAGTAGGTACGCTTGGTGTAGGTACGCTTGGTGTAGGTACGCTTGGTGTAGGTGCGCTTGGTGTAGGTGCTGTTGGGGTAGGAGTACAGTTTGGAATACTTGGTGATGCTGGGTATCCACTTGTAGAACATGCTGTAGCAGAAGAACCACAAACAGAACCACTGTCATTTGTAGAAGATTCATATTGTCCTCCTGCTTCATCTGTGTAACTAGTTGTACAGTACCAAACTGTTGCTGCTGAAGGTGTAGGTACGCTTGGTGTAGGTACGCTTGGTGTAGGTACGCTTGGTGTAGGAACAGTTGGGGTTGGAGCAGTAGGTGTAGGTACAGTTGGGGTTGGAGCAGTAGGTGTAGGTGCAGTTGGGGTTGGAGCAGTAGGTGTAGGTGCTGTTGGAGTAGGAGAACAGTTTGGAATACTTGGTGTTCCTGGGTATCCAGAAGTAGAACATGCTACAGCAGACTCTCCGCAAACAGATCCAGTTATATTGCTACCCCATTCAAATTGTCCGCCAACTTCATTTGTATAATTTGAAGTACAGTACCAAACAGTTGTTACTGTAGGTGTAGGAGCGGTAGGGGTTGGAACTGTTGGAGTAGGTGCTGTTGGTGTAGGAGCAGTAGGTGTAGGTGCTGTAGGTGTAGGGGTTGTGCCACAACTTGGTGTTCCGCTTGCCTGAGTAGATCCACAAACCCATCCAATAGGAGGGTATCCATTTGCATTTTCTTGTGCAGCATATGCATCAGCACATGAGTATGAAGTTTGCTGAGGGCCAAATGACTCATTTGATAATGTGCAATATCCGTAATAGTTTACTATTGTGGGAGTTGGTGTGGGAGTTGGTGTGGGAGTTGGTGTGGGGGTCGGGGTTGGAGTCGGAGTTGGAGTCGGAGTTGGCGTTGGTGTTGGAGTTGGTGTTGGAGTTGGTGTAGGAACGGTTGGTGTAGGAACGGTTGGTGTAGGTGCTGTTGGTGTAGGCGCTGTTGGGGTAGGTGCTGTTGGTGTAGGCGCTGTTGGGGTAGGCGCTGTTGGGGTAGGTGCTGTTGGTGTAGGCGCTGTTGGGGTAGGGGCAGTTGGTGTAGGTGATGCTGGAGTTGGCGTAGAAACATTTTCATAAATATCTCCATAAACAATCCAAGAATCTTCTGCAAGTTTTAAAAGTGTTGCTTTTCCATATTGTCCATCAATATACATTTGTGAATTTTTACTATTTAGTGTTACTCCAGAGCCTAAAGAAAATGTAGTTCTTCCTAATCCAATTTCAAGCAAATTAAACTGGTATCCAACAGGAATTGCAACTGAAGAATTTGACGGTATAGTTAAATTACTTGGAGATGACATATTAAGAACAATAGTCTTATTTACATCCCCTTCTTCTAAAGTAAAAGATGATGTTTTTGTAACAGTTGTATTTAAATTTAAAATTCTTGGTGCAACATCAAACTTAGTAGTAACAGCATTCCAAACAAGGCCTTCTCCTGCTAATTGTGGGTATTCTCCTGCTGAGTTTTCTATTGCTTCGTCAACATATAGTTCTGTTGCAAGAAGTGCTGTATTTGCTATTCCGTGGACATTTATGGTTGCTGCATTGTGTGCTGTAATTGCAGTATTTCTATTTGTTGTCTCTACAGCGATTGCAGCATTTCTGGCTACTACTTCTGCTGCATCTGCTGCAGTTCTATTTACTACTTCTAAAGCATCTGCATCTACAAGGTTTTGAAGGTGCTTTGCAATTGATGGGTTTTGAAGATTTGCTGGAAGTGTGTTTGCACCATCGTAAGTATATGATCCATAGTGATAAAGTCTTAGGGCTGCCTGAATATCTGCTGCATCTGAAAGGCCAGGAATTTTGGTATTAAAGAGTCCCGCACCGTTAGGCGTGTTATCAATATTCTCTGCTGCCACTATAAATCACCTCTTGCCATTATACCACCGTAATAAATAAATGAACACGCTTTAGGCCAGCCATAGGCTGCCAAGCACCGTCAATATATTCTATACCCTTTATTTGAAGTGGTAGCGCTCTAACTGGGTCGTCTATTACAGAGTTAACTACAAGGCTTGTTGAAACAGGGCCTCCAGTTGGTGATGAAATAGAATACTGAATACTAAAGTTTGCAGATGTAAGGTTTACGTCACTTGCAATTTCTGTTATATTAATTGGAGGTATTGTAAGCGTTCCATTTGCTGCAGTTACATCTTTTACAGAAGAATAAAAATTTGTTTTTAAATCAATCAGTTCTGTCCACTGAGTTCCAGTTGGTGTTGCTACTTTTTGAAATACTGTTTTATATGTTGATGAATATGGGTTGTAGTCAATTGCAATGTCTAGTGCCTGTATGCCAGTTGGCTGACTCATTATTGCAGTATTAACATTTGCATCTTGTGGGTTTCCGTTTGATCCTACTATAATACTTCCACGATCACCCTGTGGCCCTATGTCTAAATCAAGACTGATTGTTTCTGGTCCACCAAATACAGTTAGGTCGTCATTTGATAAAAGGATATCTGCCATTATGCTCCCGAAGTCGCCGATGTTGCGCCTGTAACCTGATCTGTAATTGTTATTTTACCAGTTAGCAAAGTCTGGACAACTTCATAACTTCCAGTACCAGACAAACCTGATGGCTTCTTAACTTCAACGTCATAAACATATTCTGTACCAGCAACCAACTGATTTCCTTCTGCTGGTCTAATTGCACACTGAACGAAAGTATTGTCATCTGAAACTCTAGCAAAACATTTAATTGGTACTACTGCAACTGGAAGGCTGTTTACAATTTTTGTTGCGCCACGAAACTCTGCGATGGTAAATTGAGCACTATCATATGGAGCAACTGTATCTGTTACATCATCTGGAGTATTTGCATAGTTTGTTGGCACATAAAACTGACTTAGGTCAAAAACCGTTCCATCGTTCTTTTTTGGGTAGATACGAAACTCAAAGGTATCACCCTTATAATAATTAAAGTCATAGGTTGCTGGAAATGCCATGGTTTTATTATACCACGCTGACGTAGATAGAATTAAGTATTACGGAAGCATCAAAGTCTGTGCGGATTTGAGGTATTGCACCACTTCCCCACATGACAGAATCTTCTATAAATATTTGCTGGGTAGCAGAAAGATTATAAACATTCTGGTATTTCAAAGATCCAATAAACTGAACAAACTCTTGATCCTTCTTTTCAAAATAAGTCCTGAGCCAAACCTCAGTATTAGGTGTATAGGTGGTTAGTTCGAAGTTGTATGTTATGAATACTTGGGATCCTTCTTTTATACCGTGAAAGTTTAGCATTCGTTGATGACTGTTCCATAGGCTGGTACAGCCCATTGGCATATATTTTTCATTTTGGGTTTTATCTTTAGTATCTAGCCAAACAGAAACCCATCCATCATCGCCTTGAGTAATTCCTAATTTTATAGGCTTGATTGCGCTGTTTGTATATGATGCCCAACCTGCCTGCTGTCCAGATGCTGATAAAGAACTTTCTCCATCTTTTCCTGGTAGTCCTCTTTCTCCTTTAGGCCCAATGTTTCCCGTGAAACCTTGTTCGCCTCTTTCTCCATCTCTTCCTGCTGGTCCTGGTGGGCCTTGTGGTCCAGGGACTGGAACAAAGTTTAATGTAGAGTCTGGGTATAATTGTGTTTCTGCAACTTGAGCGGTTTGACTAACAACCTGAGCAGCGTAAGAAGATTTTTTTGCACCTGGAAAGTCCATAGATTTAGAAACAGCCATGGAGTTATTATCTCACGATATTAAGTCAGAGATTCAATGGATGTAATGATTCCATTGGTAACTGTAACAATTTTAGAGTCTGATGTTTGAAATGTTCCTGTTGCTCCCGTTGGCAAATCACCAATAGTTGCAATTTGATTATCTGGATTGCTTGAGTCATTAAGAAATTCTCCATTAGAGGCCTCAAGCACAATATCTACTGGTGAATAAATACC